TAATTGAAGAATCATCTAGATTCATCTTGTCAATTTTGGAATCCACTTCCCACATCTGAATCACTTCATCAATGTTAATCATAATATAGTATGTATATTCTGCTTAAAGTATCTGGAATCTATCGTATCGGAACGTCACCTCAATTGAAAGATAATCCACACCTTCAAGCTGAGTGTCAAACTGCATTGCCGAAATTGAAACAGGAAATGCCGAGACAAACTTGATTTCCTTATTCTTGTTTGAGGATGACGAATATATCTGAAGGATTACATCCTCATATGAAATCACACCCGACGAATGATTATTCTTGATCCACTGATATAGTTCCGTATAGTTCTTTAGATCCTCATCGACCAGAATCTTGAAGGAAATATCATCATATGCAATCTTGTCACCTGGAACGAACATAGTTGCACCACGAACACCTACGGGAGTCTGAGGAAGAGAAAGACCAGGAAGAGGTGCTGAAACACAAAAGAATTCAACATTCTCGTATTTGGTTGAGTTAATCACCAAACGAAACTTATTAGGTGATAGGAGATTCCGATTGGTTGTAAGTGTTCTTCCAGACATGAAAGTATTTATAAAGCAAAAAGGAGTTGCCCGAAGGCAACTCCGAATTGTATACCGTCTGAACTATACCGATTAGGTATTCTGTTCGCCGACGTTGATGCCGGAAACAGACAGAGTGCGGTAGTATGGGTTAGTAGCGTTTGAGAGACCCTTGTAGGTAGCATCGTAAGCTTCCACGAATGGATTTGCAACGATACCATAACGAGTCTTGAACGCAATGGCAGGTTGGAATGTGGTAGGATCAACTGCACGAACCATCTGGAGAGGAACGTAAGGGCAGTAGAACAGACCGGCATCATACTGGTTGGTTCCACGGAAACCGATGGTCACGTAGTCAGTTGTGGCATATGGATCAACATAAACCTTGAGACGGCCATTGAGAACACCAGCAAAGGTGTTACCAGTGTCATCAACATTCAGCTTGGTTGAGAGACCAGGGGCATAATCAAGCTGACCAGAAGCGGCCAGAGCAGAAGCAACGTTGCTTGAGCAGATGATGATGTTACCCTTACCACGACGGGTGCGCTTGGCGATGGTGTTTGCTTCCTGTTCAAGCTTGAAGGCCAGAGACTTGAACTTTTCAACGGCCCAACGACCGTCTGCATCAGTGACCAAGCTGAATGAACCAGCGGACTGAGCGGCAGCGTTGATTGTTCCGATCACTTCACGATTGATTTCGGCGAGGATTTCAGTTGTGAGGATGTTGGCAAGCTCTGTCTCGGCATCAAGACCGTGAACGGCCTTAAGGTCCTGAGCAAGTTCCAGAGTGTAACCAGACTTGAGCTGACGAGTCTTGGCAACAACAGAGGTGCGGACGATGTCGAAGCCCATTTCACCGGAAACAGTTGATTCACCAGTAGCGGTAGAAATACCGGTTCCGGTAAATCCTTTGGCTCCACCAGAAGAGAATGAAGTCTGGATTGCATTGGCACCAGTAAGACCGGTAACAAAAGCATCAGATTCAGAAGAAGCACCAGGGCTATATTTTGGCTGGAGGGCGAAAATAAGACCGGTAGGAGACTTCATGGCCTGAACACCAGCAACGTCGAAGGCAATGAGGTTAGGCATTGAGCGACGAACCAGCGAGATGAGGATTGGGTCGAACTGTCCACCAACGGTAGAAGTAGGAATATTGCCAGTGGAGTTAACTTCCATCAGGTTCTGTTCCTTGAGAGAAACAGCGGTATTTTCGAGCAGCTGGGCAGTAACACCAGCGCGATATGAATCGGTGATCTTTGGAGCGTCCTCGTGATTGAGAACTGGATTCCATTTTTCAGTTAGATTTTGCATTGTAGTTATGGGATTTCTCTCTTAGACTTGTTTAGCTTTTCTGGCAATGCGAGAGATGGCATCGGAATAAGCTTTCATTTCTGGATCAATACGAGGGCCAGAAGAGTGATTGTTGTTACTATGTTCGCTCAGAACAGATGTTGAAACACCAGTCTGGATAGAACGGCGGGACGACTTGAAGTAAGATTCCTTGATAGTCTTGACCTTAGCGGCAAAAGCCTCTTCAGAGAAGAATTCAATGTCGGATGTAAGTGAGGTTAAACGCTCGGCCTGAGTATCGGCAAGACCTTCGCAGGCCTCAGCAATAATGGCTTTACGTTGGAACTGTTCTAGCTCTTTCTTGGTTTCAGAAAGTGTCTCCTCAGAAGCCTTCACAGACTCTTGAAGTTGAGATACCTTCTCCTCGAGTTCTGAATAAAGGTCACGCTTTGAATCGGGAACCTCTACATAGTTCTCTACGAATACCTTCTTGAGTGAAGTGATAAAGGTTTCAGTCAGTTCGGTGCGAAGACCGGATTCAACTGCAACTTTGTTCTCCTCCATCCAAGTAGAAACAACATAATTGAGATACGAATCAACCTTTTCGGTAATTGTATCAGCAATCTTGTTGGTGCTCTTATACAGTTTCTCCTTGTATGACTCTTCCAATTTCTTCTTTTCAGAAGCAATCTTCTCAGTCACGGCAGCCTCAAAGATTGTTTTAGCCTTGGACTTGTAGTCCTCGGTTAAACCTTCTCCAGCGGCTTCAAGGGCCTTTACATCTTCAGAAAAGTCATATGACTCTTCTTTATGCTCCGCGGCTTCCTCATCTTCCGATTCAGATGCCTCGTGCTCGTCATGTTTCTTATTTTCCGAGACTTCATCTTCATCTTCTTCAGATTCATCCTCTTCTTCGGATTCAGCCTTCTTTTCAGAGACCTCTTCTTTTTCTTCGGATTCATCTTCTTCAGACTCGCCCTTCTTTTCACAGACTTCATCACCATCGGGCTCACCTGCTTTTGGATGAGACTCTTCGTCTTCGTCTTCGTCGGATTCTTGTCCTTCCTTTTTCACTTTCTTAGTTTCTTCGGATTCGCTTGAATTATCGTCCTCAAGCTCTTCACGAAGAAGTTCTTCAATAGTGACATCCTCAACAAGTTCGAATTGTTGTTTTTGTTTTTCCATTTTAGTTTACTTTCTTTGTGTTAGACCAGAGAGGAAATTCGAGTGATCGAGATTTCAGTCTCATGATGATCAATGCTTTTCTGCAATCCCATAATCTAAAAATTGTTAGTTAAGATCAGGTGCAAAGATGTTCTTCATTACTACATTTTTAGTAAACTTAGGTTTCAGCTTAAAGGTATAAACCGTAAAACCTCCATCTTTTTTGATCTTCAGAGATTTTGGAACATATGCCTGCTCTTCAGCATCAATTTTCTCATCGCTATATTCGTTATAAAGACCTTCCTTTTCAAGCTTGGCAATGGCCTTTTCCATCTTATCTACTTTTGTATATTCTGGACTGAAAAGAACATTGGCTATGAATGCCATAGGACCATATGATTCAACATCATTTGCATTTGATTCAATAACTGTTTTCCCTGCATAATTAAATTCGGCCCATGTACTATCATCATCAACAGAAATACTCATTTCATTGCTGGTAGGAGCCTCGGTTACGGCTTGAACAGCCTCAGAAAGGCTCTTGAGTTTACGGAGTTCGGAGAAGTTAATCATTTTGATATTTCCTTAAGGAATTGTGAGAACATATGAGCTTTTGTTTCCGCAATTTGAGACCTGCTCATTTTCTCAATGCGAGTTTTAACCTTATCTGCTGCAATTGCAATAATCTTGTTGTTTTCAAAGAAGTATTCTGTTCCTTCCATGATACCATTTACAAAGGCACCGGGAGCGGATGGATCCTGAACGATGTCAATTGTTGAAAGAATAAAGTCATCCTTGACAACGGAATGATCTTCCTTCTGTTCAACTGAACCCATACCTCTTGATGAAACACCAAGTTTGACTCCACCCTCAACAAGACCTTTTACAATCTTGCCCATTGGTGTATCTAAGATTAAAGCCTTACCATAAACATCTTTACCTTCAAATTTAAGCTCGGTAATACGATGAGAAACCTTATCCAGGTTAATTGAAGGACCATCTGGATGATTTAATTCACCAACCGCACGTCCGGTT